TCCACTACCAGAATAACCTGCTCCACACGTTCATCAATAGCGGCTTCAATAGCGGCATCGTAAACCATTGTGTAAGGAGTCATTCCAAACCATCTTAAGTATTCTTCCTTTCTGTGGGTCAAACTGCCTGCTACATCAATAAGGCCGACCCCATTAATAACGGTTAGAAGAGGGCTTTCAAACCCAGGCTCTTCATCACTCGTCATTACTTCTTTGGCCGTCTCGGCCATCTCGGCCATCTTAGCTGGGCCTTGCTCTGCAGCCATGTGTAAGCTTTCTTGGTACATGTCATAGGAGGCTTCGCTTCCTAACCACATGGTTTCTGTACTGCGCTTTCTTTTGCTCATTTACTGCCCTCTTTAGACTTACCGCGCTCCCCATTAGGGGTTTTTGGTGTCAATGCTTTTTCCTGTGCCCCATTGTTAGGGGTAATCTTTGTTTCGTCAACAACAATACTACCAGCCCCTGCCCTAAACATGGTACCAGAAAGGGGTGGGGCACTTACGTCTCTAAACCCTGTACCTAAAAGTGCAGAAGCTTCATCATCTGTCAAGAACCCTAACGATAGCTGATCTAGAATACGGGACTGTTTAATAGCTAAATGGGCTTCAATTTCATTAGAAGGCCTTAAATCTATTGAATTAAACTTAAACTTTACGTAAATGTCAGAACCTTCCAACCTGGCCGCCAGTGTCAGCGCCCTAGACATTAGTGCTTCCACGGGTTTTTGAATCCCCTCCACAGTTTTAAGATAGAGAAGTGTTTCTGTGTTGGATAGTGACTGACTGCCTTTCCCTATGCGTAAGCCAAGGGCAGAGGGCATTGATTTTAGTGATGTAGCTACCAGCCCGTTCAATGATTCAAGCAAGTCCGTGTACTCTGACTTGGAGGTGGTATCTGACAACATGTCAAACTCCAAGTTATCAAAGGAAACTATGGCGTCATTGGGTTCAAGACCTTTTAGTACGTCATCAGCACTGTCTCTAAGGTCTTGCAGGTACTTAGTAAGTTTGGCTGGGTCTGATCTGACTGACTGTGGTGCTGAAGCCACCGCCTGTTCTACTATAATCTTTGCCACTAACCGTGAGTGGCCTGATTTCCTAACAACCAATGACATGTCCTCTAAAAACTCCATGAACATGTAAACGGTATTTAGGCAGGACTCCAGCATTGATCTTGGAATTACACTTGTGGCTTCCTGGTGAAGAAACTCCACCCATACGGTGGGTATGTCTAGTTCAATCTCTTCACCGTCCCCGCCTGCCTGCACTGGGAATTTTTTCTGGTCCTTCTTAATAGTCCAGCTAACATCGTCAACTGGAAACGGGACAATGCGGTCAGCGGTGCGGTGGTCGTTTAGTACCAACTCACCCGCGCAAGCGCCTGTGATGATCGTTTCTTTAAGGAGGGTTTCTAAAAGTTGTTGTAAGGGTCGCTTATCGTTGTACCCTTCCGAGTAGTCATTAAGGGTGTCCATTCCTGCAAGAACCGTCTCTGCTACCAAGGTACCGTCTTTAGAAAAAAGGTGGGTACCAGATTCGTACCCACACACGGTATAGCCGGACATACCTAAGGAGATAAAAGATTGTACTGCACTACTAACGATGCCATTAACTCTTGCTAAAGCACGGATTGCTTTAAGAGTGCCCAACGTCCTAATGTCACGTATGGACGTGCTGACATACGACGTAGACCGATCTACAATCTGGTCTCCTGGGTCTCCTGAGAAAGGCGCACTACTGACACGTACTTTTTTCAGCTTGCCACCTTTGGGCAGCTTTACAGGTTGCGCTTCAGCCATAAGAGTTCTACAAATAAATTAATTGTGAAATGCACTATATCTAAAATTTCATACGTTTACCAGCTTTCATACCCACAGCGGATATAGAGGGGATGATCTCAAAAATAGAGGCCATGCCAGACCCGGTGGCTATTTGTGCGGCAATAGCTAAGTAGTTGAGTGCATGCGCCCAGTGATCTTCCGCTTTGTCTCTTTTAACCCATCTAGCTTCCCTACCCCCCTCATCCTCAATCCGTTTCAAAGCATCAAGGTGGTTCATAACATCATCCATGTTTTTATTTACGGGGAATTTCACCCTTCCTGAATTGATATTGTCGCATAAGTCATCAAGTGAAGACGTCCTGGCTGATAGACAAACTCCCTTCCTGTCATCAATCTTCCAATGCGTCATGTCTTTGGCAAAAGTGGTTTCGTTAACGTAGTAGTTGCCGTAGGCCTGCCCGGTAAGGTAAAGCTTATGAACGTGCTGGGCTGTTGTGAAATCTGGAGCGGCATCCACAATGACCACTGATGCAAAATATTTGTTGGCAATCTTAACAATCTCTTGGCCAAGCGTAGACCCTGCCGGTAACTTGGTGGTGTCTATCCTTATTAGGTCGATAACGTCAAGCTGCTCCACGTCCCCCGTTGTGCTGTTTGTAAAAGGTACTCCTACAGACACCCAGCTAATCTTTCCAACATCACAACCGATAACAGCCCCTGTAACTCCCGTGGTGTTGGTCACTACGGTATTGTTCTTTACTGTCTGAATGTTGAACTTAGTCGTATCATCGGAGTAAGTCTGCCCAAGCTTGAAGTTATACCAAGACGCAACTCGCTTGTAGTCGAGTAACTGCTTAAGGGTTCTTTTAATAGGGTTCACCGCATACACATCATAGGGTACCACTTGGAACCCCTCATGATCCTTGCGTTTATCAGGGTAGGCATGCACCCACGCCCTTCTATCTTTATTCAGTAGTGAAGGGGCAAGATCCTTTCTGCATTTAGGGCATGAAAGGTAGGAGTGGTCCACCTTGTCTCCTATAGACGCAATGTCGTAACGGGTTAGATCTACAATCGGAATATCGTTTCCAGGAATGATGACATCTTTAAGAAATTCGGGAATCACCCAAGTATTGCAGCTTGTACAATTTACCGCATACCTAGCCTGCGAGGAGAGTTCAAAATCAGCGGAAATAGAGTACCCCTCAACCGTTGGGGTGGAGAATTTGATGTTTGCGGATTCAGACTCCTTCTGGTGACCGAGGCGGGAGTTAAATTCTGTCAGCACTGACTGGTCCGAGAAATCCACTTCATCGGATATAACGTATGAAGCTGGTATTGAGATAGGTGAGCTTGCAGAGTACGTCCCTACAAAGTGAATGAAGCTGGAACCCAGCCTCTTCAGTTTGGAGTTGTTTGTGTCCTTATCAATCATAGCACTCATGGTTGGGCTATTTTCGATAATCGTATCCACACGAGTTTTCGCAAACATACTTGCAAAAGCCCCTGTAGGTAGTGTGTAAATAATCTGTGTACCTTGACGCAGGGCTGCTAGAGCCAGTGCCTTCCTCGCCGCAACCTCTGACAACCCTACTTGGGAGCACTTCTTTATAGATTGTTTGTGAGAGGTTGACTTAACAATGTCTATTTGAAATTCATGTTCGTCAAAAGACCATGGCTTTGACACCCTCATAGGGTGCTGAGTGTTCTCGCACAGCCAGTCTGGCATAAACTCCAATGAGGAGTTCTGAGATGCAGACAGTTTTAGTCTGTCAAGGAAATTTTCTTTTAGTAACTTTGCCACTGCCTTTCCTTATCGTAGTGAGTCCGACCTTTTAATAACTTTGGCAAACTTGTCACTCAATTCGCTAGTTATGGGTTCCTGGGGGCAGAAAACTTCATCCCAAGGTGGTCGTTTACCTTTTCCGTAGTAAGGAAGCCCGTAACCTTCAGCTATCAAAGCGTCCGACAAAGTAGGGCCTTCCCCAGTTTTAGCGTACTTTCTTAAGGAGGTTTCTGACATCCAGCTAGATTTTGAGGTGGTTATAGGCAGATATACCCTCGCCAAGTACCTTCCAGCGTACTTCCCATGGGTAACTTCAGACAAAAAGAACCCTTTTTCTAGTACTTTTTCAGTAAAATGCTTCGCTGCGACGGATAATTGTGCCGTTTTTGAGCATTTTGAGCGCAATTCCGGTGTATCTACGCCAAAAATCCTGATTGTGGTGTTTACCACAGTGCTGGGCCATATAGTTACCCTCACTCTCAACGTGTCACCGTCTATAACTCTAATAAGCTCTACCTTCTTAAAGAGATCCCCATCGGGGTGAACGTGGAAGTGGGTGGTGCTAGTAGCACCATTTATTGTTGAAACATCGTCTGCTTTGGCTATTTTGGTAAATAGGAGCAGGGCTACGAAGCATATGAGGATTATAGTGACAGCTGCTCTAAATATCCCTGATGTTACTACCCTATCAAATAGTGAGTAGGGGTTTTCTTGGACTGTAAGGTCTCTGAAATTTAAAGGTTTTAGAGTCTTGCTCTTTTTGGTTTTCTTCATAGGTTTAGCCTGTGCTCAAGTTTAGAAAAGTATATCTTTTGGACGTCCTCAGGCATGTCTGCGATTGATTCTAGGACTGCGACTTCTATTTCCTGCAGTTGCTTGTCCCTATCAATCTTCTCCATGGAGCGTAGGTACAAGTTTAGGTAGCTGTTGAATCCTGAGATTATCGTGGACAGCTCCTTTGCTGAGGCGTTCTCGTTTAGCTTGCTATTACTATCCAGTATCCTTGACTGAATGGACTTCACAATCTGGTATTGCAAGGCTATTTCCTCGTGAATATCTAATGAGGCTTTGGGAATCATCAGTTGGAGCCTGGAGATGTCCTCGTCTTTAAGGTTGTGGTTCTCAAGCTCAGAGATAAGTACCCCGGCCTCTGCAGGCAGGTGCCCAGTGGGGTCTACTAGAGATGCCGTTTCCGGTCTCGTCATAAAGTCATCTAATTCTGTCATTGGGGAAGTATAAGACACTGGTACCTAATGAGCAATTTCCTACTTCCAGGGTATTGTTTGGAAGTTCTTATTAGTGTGGGGTTCAGTTTGCCCAATGAGCAATTTTCCACTTCCAGGGTGTTGTTTGGAAGTTCTTATTAGTATGGGGTTCAGTTTGCCCAATGTGTAAAAAACACACTTTATGTAAAAATCCATTTTGTTGGTAAGGGGGTCAGTATTATATACAGATCTGCAGATCCTGGCTAAAAAGTACCCCATTTCCCTTATATTTCAATGACTTACAATCCTAACGGTTGTTAGATAGATTGTAGGCATCTCCTGGTATATGTTTTTGCCGTCCCCTTGTATAAAAAAGATACAGATTGACCATTTTTTATACAATGTAAAATAGGAATTCCCATTTTCTCTTAACTCATAAGTCATTGATTTTAAACGAATTGTTAAAATAAAACGAAATAAACCTTGTCACAAGTAAACTCTTCGTATACTGTGCAGTCTCTCACAACGAGAACGGCCATTTTGGCTTTATTACTTTACAGGGAATTACATCATGACTAATGCACAGCAAAAACTTGAATTCTTAAAGATTGAAATTACAACTGGCATATATAACATATGCGACATTGAGGGCGATATAGTAGAAAAACAGAAAGCGTTAAAAACTGAATTAACTAGAGTAGCTAACATTTGTCGTAATGCTAAAAGCAGGAAACAAGGCTTAGAATTATCCCTGCATTTCTGTGTGCAATATGCAATAGCTAAATCAACAACTGATCTTGAATATATTGATGGAGTAATCAAGCCCACTAGTGAGCTTTCCGAAGAGGATTTAAAACAATTTCATACTAAAAACAGTGCCGTTTTTATTGCCGCACGAAACATGCTTTTAAAGGTTGATATAAGCTGGCTAAAAGAAGGGCAAACAGTCAGAATCGCTTATAGCAAGGGGTCGCCATTAATAGAG